ACTCGCAAATCCAGACTTACTCTCGAAATGATCAACACACTACGTCATCAAATGCAGGCAAGAAGAAATGATCAACGCCAAGACCGTGAACTGTATCAAAAAATGTATGGCGGTTCAGTTGCTGACGCATCACAACCTACTCTTTAATAACTACTGACATCAATGGCAAGTAGAAGAATACAATGGCAAGTAGCCGCATGTGAAGCTATATTACGTGGTGAAAAAACTGTTAGATGTTTTGGCAAGGTTGGAGATGTAAGTGCTTGGCTAACTGCTGAACAAATGCGTGATGCAAAAAGCACACTTGCAGAACTTAAGGCCAACATGCCTGATCCTAAAACAATGCCGCCAAAAAACAGGCCCAAAAGTGTGCCTATACCCCCTAAGGATACAGAATACAAGCCAAAAGGCGACATATGCTTTATAATTGCAAATGGAGAATCAAGAAGAGGATTCGATCTTAACAAGTTAAAACACAAAGGCTACATCATTGGCATGAACGTGTTGCCATTGAGAGAAAACTTTTGGCCAGATGCACTGGTATCAGTTGACATAGCCACGGTAAAATACATCTGTGAGCGTGATGTACCAGACAAAGTCGAAATGTGGACATATCCACGTGGTGGAATCAAAGATCCACGACCTAATCGCATTGCCAAAGACTGGGGATGGTCAAGCGGACCCACTGCCACACGCATTGCACTTGAATATAAAAAGTTTCAAACCATTTATCTATTGGGCATGGACTTTTTTGGCATACAAGCAGATGGCACTATAGGTGATGAAAAAGACGGCCGCAAGTTAAACAACATGTACAAAGGCACAGATCGATATCGCAAAGAAAACTCAGATAGAACGTATTTTGGCAACTGGCTTAACCAGATGCTACAAAACACCACAAGGCATGCCAATGCCAAATTCTATCATGTTGTGCAACCAAAACAGAAGAGTCCTAATAAACTAGCACAAAAAACCAATTGGATTGACATTAATTACAATGTGTTTGAAGAACATCTTCAAAAAATGCCAAAAAAGAGCAGCTAAAAGGGCTGTATTTCTCTACAAAGTTAAATATTCACTACAAAAGGAGGCAAAATCATGTCTAAATTCGAAAAACTCCTTGACTTGCTTGTAAATGAGCAGAAAGATGAAGCAGAAAAGCTTTTCCACGAAATTGTTGTAGAAAAGTCACGCTCTATCTATGAAGGCATACTAGCAGACGAGGAAGCAGAAGCAACTGAAGAATCAGCAGACCAAGATGACGCTGATGAAGTTGAAGAAGCAATGCACAAAGATAAAGAAAAAGTAAACGCAATGGCACATGGCGATAAGAAAGATAAAGATAAAAAAGAAAAGCTTAAAGCCGGAATGCACAAAGAAGATGTAAGCGATCCTGAGGACGAAGACGAAAAGGAAGAGCCTGCAGAATCAGCTGACGAAACAATCGAAGAAATCGGCGGAGACGCAACTGATGACCTACTAGGAGACATCGAGTCTGAAAATGAAGGCATGCATGACATGGACATGGATGACAAAGATGACGATGAAGAAGGTATGGATCATGACGGTGACTTTGATGATGACGGTGACAAAGATCCTGAAACTGAGGAAATGTTTGAGCCATTAGAAAAAGAACTTGACGAATTAAAAGCCGAGTTTGCAAAAATGATGGACAAAGATGACGACAAGCCGGAAGAGTCAGTAGAAGAATCAAAAGATGCAGACACCATTGTAAAAGAATATGCTGAAATGGTCAAATCAGGCCATGGAGCAGAAAAAATGGGCAAAGAATCAGGTGCAGACCAAAAGAAATCACCTGTGGCCGGTAAAAACAAACCTGTAAATGATGCTAAAGCACACGAATTCGGCAAAGGCGACGAAAAAGGTGGCGTAGGCAAAGCATTAACAGGCGACACTGCAAAGCCAATGGGATCATCTTTCAAAAACGCTGGTGGTATTAAGTCAGCGAAGATGGAAAATGCACCAAAGGCAGAAACAACAGAAGGATCTGCAGACGCAACATCACCTGTTGCTAAAAAGTAAAGGACTAGGGTATGCAAGTACTATCAGAACACTTAACTTTCGATCAAGCTAGAGTGGTTGTTGAATCATCTAACGAAGGTAAGGATTTGTACATGAAAGGTATTTGTATTCAAGGTAACGTAAAGAACGCAAACCAGAGAGTATATCCAACCTCCGAGATCAACAAAGCAGTTAGTAAAATATCCGATACAATCGCTGGGGGCCAAAGTGTCCTCGGCGAAGTTGATCATCCAGAGGATCTTAAAATTAATTTAGATAGAGTATCACACATGCTAACCAGCATGTACATGGATGGCCACAACGGGTATGGAAAATTAAAAATTTTACCTACACCAATGGGTAAACTTGTAGAAACAATGCTACAATCAGGCGTAAAACTAGGCGTATCATCAAGGGGATCAGGCAACGTAGACGAAACAACAGGTAATGTGTCCGACTTTGACATTATTACCGTAGATGTTGTTGCACAACCATCAGCTCCTAATGCTTATCCAACTCCAATTTATGAAAGTCTTCTAAACATGAAGCATGGACATAGAGTATTGGAAGTTGCAAAAGCAGTTAAGGAAGATGCAAGAGCACAGCGACATCTTAAAGATGGAGTGATCCAATTAATTAAGGATCTGAAAATAGGCTAAAGGAGACTAAACATGCTAGACATTATCAAACAACTCCTTGACAAAGACCTGGTAACAGAAGACACACGTGCTGAAATACAAGAAGCATGGGATCAGAAGATATCAGAAGTCAAAGAAGAAGCTAAGACAGAAGTTAGGGAAGAGTTTGCCAAGCGTTATGAACATGATAAGTCTGTAATGGTTGAAGCAATGGACCGTTTGATGAACGAATCACTGAAAAAAGAAATCGGTGAATTTGTTGAAGACAGAAAACAACTAGCGGCCCAGCGAGTGATGTACAAAAAAGGCGTCAAACCACACATGGAGATGCTACAAAAATTCATCACAAAGCAACTTGCTAATGAGATGGCAGAGTTACAACAAGACAAAAAACAAATGGCAGAACAGATTAAAACACTTGAGTCATTTGTAACTTCAAGTCTTGCAAAAGAACTTACAGAGTTCGAAGCAGACAAGAAGGCAGTTGTTGAAACTCGCGTCAAACTGGTCAAAGAAGCAAAAGAAAAATTTGCAGAAATTAGATCAGCATTCATTAAAAAGGCAAGCAAAATTGTTGAACAAGTAGTCAGCGAGAACATCACAAAAGAGATGACTCAGTTCAAAGAGGACATTAAGACTGCAAGAGAAAACAATTTTGGTAGAAAGATATTTGAAGCATATGCTTCTGAGTATCTGTCTTCATACCTAAATGAGACTTCAGAAGTTCGTAAGATGCAGAAGCAACTTGCAGAAGCCCAAACACAAATCGATGAGAAAGCAAAGCTTTATGAGTCAACAAAGATCGAAAAAGACAAGATCGAATCAAGACATCGTAGAGACAAGATTCTTAACGAAATGTTACAGCCTCTGTCCGGCGACAAAAAAGAAGTTATGTCAAATCTGTTAGAAACAGTGCAGACTGACAATTTAAAAACAGCTTTCAACAAGTATCTTCCACACGTAATGAAGGATGCCAGAAAGCCAACAATAATTTCTGAATCAAAAACAGAAACAACAGGGAACAAACCTAAGGCAACAACACAGGCAAATGAAACAGACGAAGATGTGATAAACATCCGCAAATTAGCAGGTATTAATTAAGGAGAGGAAAAAATAAAATGACATCCCAATTGCTAGAACACAAATGGCAAGAGACCAAATCAGCACTTATGGAAGGTGTTGAAGGTACTAAAGCCAAATCATTGGATGTGGTCCTTGAAAACACACGCAAATACCTGTCAGAGCAAGCCACTGCCGGCGCAACATCAGCTGGTAACGTAGCAACTCTGAACAGAGTTATTTTGCCTGTGATCAGAAGGGTCATGCCAACTGTGATCGCTAACGAATTAGTTGGTGTTCAACCTATGACAGGTCCAGTTGGACAAATCCACACACTAAGAGTGAGATATGCTGACACAACAACAGGTGGTGCTACAAACATCGCAGCTGGTGACGAGGCATTATCTCCATTTAAGATTGCTTCATCTTATTCAGGTAACGACAGTTCACCTGCAAAAGGTGCCGCAACAGCAACACTTGAAGGTACTGCAGGTAAGAAATTAAACGTGCAGATCTTAAAGCAGGTTGTAGAAGCCAAATCAAGAAAGCTATCAGCAAGATGGACTTTTGAAGCGGCTCAAGATGCACAAGCACAGCAAGGCATCGACATCGAAGCAGAAATCATGGCCGCACTGGCACAAGAGATTACTGCTGAGATCGATCAAGAGATCCTAACATCTCTTAGAGCACTAGCTGGTTCAGCTGCAGCTGCATTTGATCAGTCTGCTGTTTCAGGTACAGCAACATTCGTAGGTGACGAGCACGCCGCACTAGCAGTGCTTATCAATCAGCAAGCCAACTTGATCGCACAGCGAACAAGAAGAGGCGCTGGTAACTACGCAGTTGTATCATCAGAAGCATTAACAATACTTCAATCAGCAACAACTTCAGCGTTCGCAAGATCAACTGAAGGTGTATTTGAAGCACCAACAAACACAAAGTTTGTAGGTACTTTAAACAACTCAATGAGAGTATATGTTGATGGTTATGCATCAACAGGAACAGACGTGCTTGTAGGTTACAAAGGTTCATCAGAAGCAGATGCACCAGCATTCTACTGCCCATACATTCCGTTAATGTCATCAGGTGTGGTACTTGATCCATCTACATTCGAGCCGGTTGTTAGCTTCTTAACAAGATATGGTTATGTTGAGTTATCAAACACAGCATCATCACTTGGTAATGCCGCTGACTATCTTGCAAGAATTAGTATTTCAAACGTATCATTCAAGTAATATAGAAAACAAAGAGGGGGATTTTTTATCCCCCTTTTTTTATGACCGATAAATATAAAAAATGAAAATAGTAAGAGACAGCACAGGCATTCAAAATCAA